TGTATTACCATCCATAATGTTTAGTTCAGTAGCAGTAGCCGTGACACCATCAAGTATGTTTAGTTCTGATGCTGTTGCTGTTACACCGTCTAGTATGTTTAGTTCTTCTGGTGTAGATGTAATCTGAGTTGTACTTACTGTTGCTAATACAGGTATTGTACCAGATTGGTTAGGTAAATTAATTGTACGATCAGCAGTAGGATCTATTATAGTAAGTGTAGTTTCATGGTCATCAGCAGTAGCACCTTCAAATACGATTGCATTAGCTGCATTCATGGTAACTGTGTCTACTACTGTTTGTGTTCCTTGAACAGTAAGATTACCTGAGACAGTTAGGTTATCGCCTATGGTTACTTCAGAAGTACCATGTCCTATTGTTATAGCAGTGCCAGATACGCCTGTACCGATAGATACTGACTCACTGCTGTTAGCTGTATCAACAACAAGATAAGCATCTGATCCTTGTTTGATTGTAAATGCAGTTGCTGAGTTATCTGTTACCGCCACATTAATATCAGTATCATCAGCAGAAATAGAGTCAAGAGCAATATCACCCACGTTAGTTATATTACCATCACCTACGCTAAGTGCAGTAGCACTAAGAGTCCCAGCTAGTGCAGTATTGGCTCCAGTAAATGTAGCAGCAGTAGTAGAGCCAGATTTAATTATTAAGTTACCACTGTTGTTTGTTAATGCACCATATTGTGTGCCATCATCTTTTAGTAATACATCAGCACCGTCTGCATCTAGTATGATATCTCCAGCAGCATCCACTGTCATATCACCAGAAGATAATGCTATAGTTGTACCATCTATGTTAAAGTTATCTATATCAATACCAGCATCAGCAGTAATCTTACCAGTAGAGGTAAGTGTTCCACCTACGGCTGTATTACCACTAACATCTACCGCACCATTTATATCTACAGTTGTTGCATTTATTTCTATCTCAGTATCTGATACTAAGTCTAATACGCCATCAGCAGATTGATGTATGTAAGTGCCACTATCTCCAAACTGTAGCTGACTAGTGCTATTTAACAATACACCTGTATCTGCTACGTGAGTTAGTGTAACATCCTGATCATCGCCTAAATTAATTACTGCACCATCAGCAAGGAACAGATCACTAAACTCTAGTGATGATGTACCTAATGATGCACCGTCAGAAGCGTCAGGAACAAATGCAGTTGTAGCAGTCACTGTTGTACCTTCTAATGTACTAGATCCCGTAAATGCACCCGTAACGGCTAATGTACCAGCCACGGTAGCATTCTCCATTCTAGTTGTACCTGCTGAATGTATATCTTTAAACTTTAATGACGTAGTGCCTAAATCTATGTCATTATTAGTTATTGGAACCATAGCACCATCTTGTATACGCATTTGTTGCGTAGCAGTGGAACTTACCTCTGTGTAAAACTCAATGTGATTATTTGATGTATCTATCAGTACAGCATTTTTTTGATCTGAGTCTGCTATACGATCTATCGGTGGGCCTTCTGCTGCTGTGCCATCGTGTGCATGACCCGTAGAATTATTGAAGGCTGCTAGTACTTGGTTTAGTTCTGCGTTAATTGGTGATGCTGATATAACCTCACCACTAACTATTTGAGCTGCTGATTGTCTAGTATATCCTGCCATTATCTGTATCCTGCATCCTGATATGTTATGGAAAACCCACTAATGCTGTAGGGTGCTTGGGTTCCTGTTGATGTTATAACCAGAGAAATTGCCCTACCCGATCCTTGAATATTTGTTTCTAGTACGGGGCTAGTTGACCCGTCATATCTAAATGTAGCATCGAATGTGCTACCCGTAGTTGTATACCTAGCCAACGAACCTGCTGTCGTTATAGAATAGGTGCTTGGGTCAGGTGTATTAGGGTCATCCCAATCATACGCTATACCCAAGTTAATTGTAGACTCCCCCTCTGGTCTAGTGAATAACGTGATATGTTGAAATATCTTGCGTCTTTCGGTAGAGTCGAAATATAAAAATGGCGATGCGTAAACAGCAGTAACATCAGCAGTATTGAATGTACTGCCACTCTCCTGCTTAAATATTTCACCATTGCCATCCCCGTGTAATACTGTTTCTACTTTATTTATTAAACCACTAGTTGCTACAAACGCACGTATACCTAGTAGTTCACCAAACTCCCAACCAACTCTTCTGTCTGCAAAACGTAAACCCCCTATTATACCTGCCGTATCTGACGTTGCCGTACTAGTAGAGGGAAAGAAATATCTAAATTGAGATTTATTTCTTATAACTACGGAGGTCATATTATCTAAGTCATGGGTATTAGGCAGACCTTGCAATAACTGCTGTATGGGTTTAGAAATAGTTTGTAGTTCTACGTCACCAATTCTCGCTGTACCTTGAATAGGCCGAATACCATCTGACGCTAGGAATAAAATGTCACCACCTAATTCTATTATGCTATCTGTAGCTATACAACCTACGTTACTAGTTACGTCTTGAATAGCGAATGTAGTGGATGCATCTGCAACTATTTTTTTAATTTCTCTTTCCCCAAACACAAACAATGAGTCTCTAAATGGGGCAATACCTACAACGCTAAATCCCATATCCAATACGTTTGCAGATCCAGTAAAGTCATCGTCATCACCAGCCGTTGTAAATAGCACAAAACTAGGGCCACCTGCACCTGCACCTGCTGGAAAACCTGCGTAGAAAACTCTACCAGAAAACAACGCAGATACCTTTGCACCTTCAGGGTCTTTGGGGTCTGTATTTGCAGTATGTGTACTAAATGTAGTTCCTGTAATTTTACAAGGTAAGTTTACTCCATCCGTTAGAACTACACTCACACTACTTTCTAAATCATTAAATGAGTGTCGTACTTTAGATACACCTATTGATGATCTAAACGAATGTACCCTTGTAAAACCACCCGTGGTATATTTAAATATTGTATAGTACTGACTATATTTTGCCGTTACAGAGCTACCCCCACCTGTTGCACTACTGGTTGCAGCTGAAGTAAAAGTAAGGGTATATTGATTTGCATTTGGCACTGTTGCAACTGTCATCTCTACATCGTTTGGTGCTATACCTCCGACTGATGATATGCCAGATAAAGTTACAAAGTTACCTACAGATAAACCGTGTGCAGTGTGGGCAACAGTTATTATTGCGCTTCCATCTGTAGTGGTTATAGGATTTGATCCTAAAGAAAATGTTTTTGCTTCTGATACGTCAAAGTATTTAAATGTTACTGAGCTACCACCGCCACTACCTGAACCACTAGCGTTAGATGTAAATGCAACTGTATAACTATTAGCATCAACAACAGAAGCAACCGTCATCTCTACATCGTTTGGCGTTATGCCATTAAATGTATCTGAACCTGAAAATATAACTCTGTCGCTTACTGCTAGACCGTGACCAGTGTGAGATACAGTAATTGTTGAACTGCTACTACTAGTTGTAAATGGGTTAGCCCCTAAAGATCCTGTAAAATCTCCATCATTTCTTCGTATGGCGTAGGGTGTATCTTCTAATATGAACAAGCCTATGACAGGCCCTACTCCTGGGATTGTTCCATAGCTAGAGTCAAAAGATGTATACCCGTTAATTCTTCTGTATCCACCAAACTGAGATATCTCCATGTTCAACATACGTAATGCAGAGCCAGGGAAAGTAGTAGCTAATGTAAGTGCGTCCTCGTTAGTATATAGGCCACCTCTACTACTTACGGTTACATCTCGTAGCGCATCCACCATTACGCATTACCATGTGGAACATTCAGTAGACGGTTGACGCGAGTATCTCTTACATCTACAAATCTATTTATAAGAAGAGTACGCATTCTTTCTATACCTTCATCAAACTTTGCCTTCGCTATTCCTGCCTGTTGAGAGTTGTCTCTAAATATAAAACAGTGATATAGCGCACCGTCTAATACAACGTGTTTAAATGCATCTGGTACGGTCATTGTATCTGTAGATGCAGATAAATCTGTTGCATATGCAAAGTAATCGTAGCTTACACTATAAGCTGCGTCAGGTATAGGGGTAAATCCTGCTTTAGTATCTAGTGTTCTGTATACATAGATAGGTTGATCTCTGTCACCTGCTTCAGCTTCACTATCTCTTTCAAAGTATCGTCTATTATACGAGTCATAGTTTAATAGCTTCAATACCCTAGCAGAAAAATTATTAGTAGAGTCGTAATTTATTCTAAAGCTATCCCAATCTGCTACTTTTAAATCAGTTGCCAAAGTATATTGAGATGTACCTGCTACAAGCGTAAGAGTTCCTGTAGTGTGATTGAATGGAAACTCAAATTCTTTTTGTGATATCTCTTGCAAAGACGCATTGACTGCATCTTTTACTAATGCCCTAAAACCAGTGGCGGTTGGAAAGTCTGTGGAAGTAAGCTCCACTTCATTCAACCGCCTCAACGTATCATTAACTAATGTAATAAAAGTTGTAGCCATATTATGTCCAAAATTAAGATAAAGGGGTAGCCCAAACTAATGAACTACCCCCAAATCAATTAAGCTAGAGCATCCCTAGCGGCAGCTGCGGGTTCCGCGCCCTGTTCGTTGCAATCAACTACAGTAGCGTAGACTCTAAGTCTGCCTGTTGTTGGTGCTGCACCAGCAAGTAAAACATCAATGGTGTCTGTAGTAGACACAAATTGAGTATACGTTGAAGCTGCACCAGTACCAATAACATTGGTCTGACCATTAGTACCCTTTGCACAGAAACCTGTTGATGTTACGTCTGCACCATCAATAATGTCATCTCCTGCATCAAAGTCTATGTCAGCCGTTACAGAAGTATTGAAAGCCTTCATAACTTCTGCACCAGCATTGATAATTAGGCATCCTGCTGGAATTTCTAGAAGCTGAAAGATGTCTCCATCTGCTCCAGAGTATCCCTTTAGAACCATATCATCAATGTCTAAGGTAGCCTCGATAGTATATGCTACGTGGCTATCAAATTTTGACGGTAAAGCTGCAATGCTGTTAGCACCAACACCAACTGTATCGGAGCTAGTCATATCATATGTTGCCATGATTTATCCTC